GCCGGGAACCCCTCGTCCCGGCGCGATGCCCGCCCCCGGCGGTCCGCGTCCGGCGCAGAACCCGCCGGGTGCGATCCAGGCGGACGCCATGCCGGGGATGCCGGGGAGAGGATGATGCGACGGGGCATCAAGTACGAGCCGATCTCCAACTGCGGCGTCGATCGCATCCCGGACGATTACGCCTGCGACGGCTACCCCGTGTTCTATCTCGAGGGACTGACGATCATCGCGCATGCCATGACGCTTCCCTACAAACACATCATCGTGGGGCCGTCGTTCTTCGTCCTGACGGGGGGAGAGCAATGGGCGGTGCTCCTGCACGAAGCGGGGCATCTCGCGAAGAATCATTTCTGGAAGCGGGTGCTCTGGGTGCCGTTGTGCTGGACGAAGGCGGCGGAGCGGATGGCGCAACTGCAGGAGCTCGAGGCCGATCGCTATGTCATCACCAAAGGGTACGGTCCCGCGTTGTTGCAATTCTTCCGGCGCGTGATGTTCCTGCCGCGCAGCGACTTTCATCCGGACGTGGCGCTGCGGTGCGTCCATGCCGAGGAGAGAATGAAAAATGCTCAAGCGATTTCTTAGCCTCGCGATCGTCGCCAACGAGGCCGTGGTCACCGGGCAACGCAAGCCGGTGGGCTACCAGCAGATCACCTCGCTCGCGAGCGCGACCAAACTGACGATCCCGACCATCACGGTGCCCGGGGTGCAGCCTGGGCAGAGTGTCCCGCAGACGGTGCTGAATCAGCCTGTGGGCTACACGATCATCCAGAACTCGGGGACCGCGTCGGTGCGCTGGCGTGATGACGGCACTGCGCCGACCGTGAGTGTCGGCATGCTGCTCGCCATCGGCGCGGAACTCGACTACGCGGGCGATCCGGCGAACCTGCAGTTCATCCAGACCGCAGCGAGCGGTCAGCTTGAAGTGAGTTTCTACCTATGAGCGGCATGGGCGCCGACATCCAAACCGTCGGCGCGTCCGCGCTCGCGGCGACGCAACCGGGGTCCGGCGTTGCGCTCACCTCGACCGACACCTCGGGCGCGCCGGGCAACGCGACGGCGAACACGCCTTCGGGCCGCTGCGCCATCGCCGCTGCCGCCTCGAGCGTCGTTATCACCAACAGCCTGTGCAAGGCGAGCTCGCACGTCGGCTGCAAGATCAACCAGGCCGCTGCCGACGCGACCTTGACCAGTGTGCCGCGCGTGCTCTCAGCGTCCGGAAGCTTCACCATCTTCGGCAATGCGGCGGCAACCGCTGCCGTGGTGGTGGACTGGGTCTTATTCCCCTGAGCGCTGATTTGACAAGTCCCTTATAACCGGATCACCATAACGCGCCAAGGGGCGCTGACCATCCCTCCGAAGGAGTCCGTCAATGAATGTGCTGCCGCGTAAGCCTCTCGACTTCCTTTCCCTCCCCATCGGTCAGCCGATCACCACGGTGCTCCAGCCCACGGTGGCCGGGGGTCTGATCGAGATCGACGGCAACATGGTCCCGGCGGCATCGCGCAGATCAACGCCTTCAACGTCGCGGACACGGCCTACAACTTCGCGTCCAGTGCGGGGGCGGCGCTGACGCTGTCGAACCTGGGCAACCTCTACCAGAAGTTGACCAATGGCGGCGCGGTGGTGGTGACGCTCGACGGGGCGTACAACATCGTCGCCAACCTGCAGAACCCGTTCCTTGGGCAGACCGGCTATTTCCAGATCTTCTCAAGCGGCGCGGGCACGGTCGCGACGCCGACGCTGACCGACACCACGGTCACGCTGTCGGGCACGACGTCCATCGCGGCGGGCAACGTGCGGATCTACCAGTGGCAGATCACGCAGCTGGCGACGACGACGGGCACCGCGGTCACCTCGGGCACCACCTTCTCCTCGCTCGCGCAGGTGGGTTCCACCAACCAGTACACGGTGACGCTCGGCACCAACGCGATCACGCCGGTTGTCGGCAACGTCATCTTCATCAACGTGACGGCGGGCACGCTGCCGTCGGGCTGGTATCCGATCTCGAAGGTGACCTCCGCCACGTCGTTCCAGATCGTCGCCCCGACCACGGGCACGGCATGGACCGCGACCGCCGCGACGATTCCCGGCACGGCAGTGGTTCCCGTCTCGCAATACCAGGCGGGCTACACCTCTGGCCTCGTCGGCGCAACGGGCATCTTCTCGCCGCTCCTGACCATCACGGCGGTCGAATCGCACGCTGCGGTAGTGTAAGGAGACGCGCATGAAGCTGATCCTTCCGCGCCGCTTCCTCAAGTTCCCGGTGATCTTCCCGATGCCAGCGGGGATGACGCCGGACAAGAGCGCGGCGTTCGGACTCCCCGGCCTCATCAGCAACGTCAACAACTACTCGGAAGCGTTGCCCGCGGGGTTCGGCATTGCGACCTCGGGCACCAACATCAACCTCACCCCTTTGCAGGCGACCATCGGAGTGACGCGGCTCACGTCGGGCGCTTCCGGCGGCTTCACCATCACGCTGCCCTCGACCGCCTCGATCCTGTCCTTCATCGGTGCCGGTAACGCGGTGCCGACCGATGGCAGCTACGCGGAACCGATCTCGATCATGAACGACAACATCGGGCAGATCGGGACGTTGACGGCGGGGGACGCGAGCACCACGCTCGTCGGCACGATGACGGTCGCGACCAACACCCGGCGGCTGTTCCTGCTGACGGTGACGGGCAACAACACGATCCAGATTAACAACATCGGGTCCATGGGGCTATGAACCGACTCCTGCGCTTCTTTCTGCTTGCAGTGGGACCGGGCGAGGAAGATCCGAACGCACCGCCGCCCGAACCCACGGGCATCGATGATTCGGGTTCGACCGGCGACGACTCTTTTGACGATCTCCTTGACCTCGCGGAAGACGGCGGCGGGACTCCTCCCCCGGCAGGGAACGAGGACAACGCCGCTGTCAGCGAGGCGCGCCGACGCGCCGAAACGGCGGAGCGCGAACGCGACAGCGAACGCCAGCGCCGCGAATCGGTGGAGCAGCAACTCCGTTCGCTGCCTGTCCCCCGCGGCGATGCCGACTACGAGTCGGAAGAGCGCGAGCTCCAGCAACTCGGGGACCAGGTGCGCCGCGGCGAGTCGACGCAAGAGCAGTACGCCTGGCGCAAGTGGCAGATCGATTCCAACCGCAACATCCGGGCCGGACGGCGCGAGAGTCAGAATGCGCTCGCCGCTTCGGTCGACCTTGCCGACAAGGCCGCGTTCGATCGCCTCGAGCTCTCGAAGCCGAAGGTCTACAAGGCCTATGCGGAGCGCGTCGAGCAGGCGATGGCCGAGATGCATCGCCGCGGCCAGAACGCCCCCCGTCTCGCCGTCCTGCGGCTGTTGATCGGTGACGACATCATGAGCGGCAAGGTGAAGAAGAGCACGAAACCGAAGCCAATTGAGCAACCAACGACGCGGGTTGCCCGTGGCGCGAGTCCCGGCGTGCGCTCCGATGTGCGGGCGAACAGCGGGGCCAAGACAGAGCACCAGAAACGCATCGAAAGGCTTGAAGGGCGTCCCATCTAATCACGCGGAGCACACGATGAACAGGTTCCTTTGGAAGATCGCCGCCTTCTTGACGCTCGGCGTGGTCAATGCGTCAACCTCGCCCGGGTTTCAAGCGGACGTCGAGAACTACATCCAAGAGGAAGTAGAGCCGCTCGCGCGTCGGCAACTCGTCGCCTACCAGTTCGGCAAGCCTCTGCACCTCGATACCAACCGGGGCGTGAACTACACGGCAACGCGCTTCGAGCGGCTCCCGCTGCCGTTCGCGCAGTTGCAGGAAGGCGTGGCCCCACCGGGCGAGCCGGTGCAACTGGTGCAGGTGGTCGCGACCGCGCAGCAATGGGGCGACAGCGTGATCGTCACCGACGTCGCGAACCTGACGATCAAGCATCCGATCTTCCAGCAGGCGATCCAGCTTGTCTCGCTGCAGATGCCAGAGACAATCGAGCGCAACACGCTCAACACGCTGGTATCCGCGAATCAGGTCAACTTCGCGAACGGGCGCGCGAACCGCGCTGCCATCGTCGCGACGGACGTGATGAGTCCGCACGAATCGAACAAGATCGTCGGCTCGCTCCTGACCTACGGAGCGCCGCGTTTCAACGGCGACGAGCGCGAAGACATGATGATCGAGGCGGGCGCGTACCGCGACCCCTCGAAGTCTCCGGCGATCATGCAGCACTACGTTGCGCTGATTCATCCGCTGGTCGCGCAGGACATGCGCGAGAACGCGCAGGTCAACACCGCCTGGGCGTACAGCGATATCAATCGCCTCTACAACAACGAGCTCGGCCCGTTCGGCGGCGTCCGGTTTGTCGAGACGAACATGATGCCGTACTGGACCGGCGTCGCGCTGGTGACGGGTGCGGCCTCGACCACAGGCGGATCGCTCGCGACCTCCGCGACCTACAACATCCAGGTCACGGCGTCCCCGATCCTGACCTCCGTCGAGCAGAAGGTATTCCAAGTCAGCGGCAACATCAGCGTCACCGGCCCGACAGGTTCGATCACGGTCACCCTCCCGACGCTGCCCGGCTACGTCTTCAACGTCTACATCGGAACGACGGCCTCGCCCGTCAACCTCGCGACGACGACGTCGGGGCCGACCACGGGTCCGCTCGCCGGCATGGCAACGCAACTCGCGTCCGGCTCGACGGTGGTGCTCACCGGCATCGGGGTATCGCAAACCCCGCCAGCTGCACCCGCAACCGGCGTCAACGTGTTCCCGACGATCTTCATCGGCAACCATAGCTACGGGCAGGTGATCCTCGAGAACCCCGAGTTCTTCTACCTGACAGGCGCCGACAAGAGCGATCGGCTGAATCAGACGAGGGTGGTGTCGTGGAAGATCTTCTACGGCTCGATCATCCTCAACCAGGCGTTCATGGCGCGGGTGGAAAGTTCGTCGGCGTTTGCTCCGGGCTACTCAGCCGGGACGATGGCGGACATCAGCTAATCCATCCTGTCTGGGGGCGGGGTTGCGATCCCTCTCGGTCCCGCCCCCTATTTTCTTCGGAGCAAGACGATGGCACGCAAGTGGACAGCGGAACAGAAGGCGGCGGCACGCGAGCGTGCTCTGAAGCGAAAGGAATCCCACGCGGAGATCGCCTCGATTGAGGGTGTCGGACCGGAAGACACCGCATCGCTCAAGAAGCAGATCGCGGATCTGACGGAAAAGCTGGCGGCGGCGACCGCGCAGCGCAGCGACGAGGAACTTGCCCTGCTCGCATCCCTGCAGGGGATCAACAGCCTCGGTGCGGACTCGAATCGCGAAGTGGCGACCGGCAAGCTGGTCAAGGTGCGGCGCCTCGCGAAGTACAAGATCGCAGGCTACAAGGAGGACGGGCGCGAGATCCTACGCCCCGAATTCAAGACGGTGGAACTGCCGACCTTCTTCTACAAGATCAACATGCCCCCGTGCGGCGGCTCGGACATGAAGATCAACGGCATGCCGCTTTACCACGGCGCAACGGTGGAACTCGACATCGACACGCTGCGCACCGTGAAGGACATGGTGTTCCGGATGTGGGCGCATGACCGCGAGATCCACGGCTCCGACGAGAACTTCTATCGCAAGGCAAACAAGGACGTGAACCCGCAGAACACGATCTCGATGAGGATGACGGGATGATCGAAACGCCGCAGGGACCGGCAGACGTCAGCGAACGCATTGTAGGCAACTTCGAGATCACCCTGAACCTCTCCGACAAGAGAGGCATCCGGGTCACGGGGTACATCTACGACAAGGACGACAGCAAGCGGCTGAACGCGCGCATCGACTGGTTGCAGGACACGCTGGACCGCCAGTTCATCCGCGCCGACGTCGTCAACAAGCGGGCGCAGATCACCTACGAGAAGATCAACATCGACGCGCAGCAGAACGCGGCGGAAGGACTTATCAACAAGCGCAACGGCGGGAAGAAACTGAGTTCGCAGGAGCAGTTGATGCTGAACAACCTCGAGCCGAACGTCCACGCCGCGAAACAAAGGATCGAGTCGCTCGACGCAGCGATCCAGGCAGCCGAAAAGACGCTCGCAATGACGTGATGAGAGATGCAAGCGAAACAA